TTATAGGTCATCAACGGCTATATTGATAGTAATGAGGTCTTTATTGTGGTATTCAAGTGTAGCCCCTGTAGGATCTTTAATTTCCGAATCCGTCCAAACTGTAACAGGCTTAGTTGTATACATTACAATTCTTCGTAAATTAGTGACGTTTTTAACCGATAAGGTGTTATAGTTAGCATTATTATAAATATCGCTAATATCACAATATGCAACTTGAATATGGCTATCATATAAACCATCATACACATCATAGACAGTCCATTTCACATTATTTTTGTCTGTGTATTCAGAAATCATTGTCATTCCACTTGGTGGATTAGGCGCCGTATATTTTGGTGCTTGTGGAACAGATACTACAAAAGAACATATTTTTTCTTCATTTGGCAAATATAATTCAACAGTGAAATCCTCTGAATCTGTTGGAACATCAAGATGTATATTCTGCTTTAAGCCATAGCCATTCCATTGTCGCTTATCTTGACTATTGATACTTGTATAGAAACCTGTAGGGATTGAACCTAGTAATTCAGTATTACCTACACTTAATGGAGTAAAGAAATCTGTGAATTTCTTTTGCCCCCAATAATTCAAACCACCAATATCAGCACCATTTCTAACATCAATTAACGCATTAGTAATTAATTGATAGACATCACTACCTGTAGGCATTAATCCTATTCCTTTTAATGCATTCGTTAATGATGTTACATCCAGCCCATTGCCATCATCACCTTTAGGGCCTTTCAAGTTAGCCAACTGTTCGGCGGTGAAATCGGCATAGGTGAATGGGTCGCCCTTATCACCTTTATCGCCTTTATTACCTTGTACTCCTTTCGCCCCAGGAATTACAATATCAATCACTTTCGGAACCCTTGCTTTAATGTTCACATATTCAAAATTATTTGTATCTTCCATAATTGCACCCCCTAATGTGCTGAAATATCATGAATGAATTTCATATCACCCATGACGATTTTAGTAGCCTCATTCCCATGAATAAGGAATACATCATATTGACCGCTCCGATAGTTGCGGCCTATGTTCTTAGTTGCCTAGGCGGTGATAGTGCAGTAAATAATATTCTCGTGAACCACACATTCAGCATTGGCCAATAGCTTGCCCTGCATGCTACGCACTTTCATAACAGCCGTACAGTTAGTTAAATCAAAATTGGCACTGACCTCGTAACCTCTACGATAATCAGCGCCGATGTGTAATGTTTCTGGCTCGTTTCTAATAAAGTTCATATGCACCTCGCTTATATTTCGCCTAAATCAACGGAAACAGGAAAATCTTGATGTCCTTCTAGTTCTGATACAATATACATCATATGGCCGTCAAATCCATGATTTAACGATAGTTGTGTATTTTGGCTATTACTTAAATAAGTTGTTACTGTGTTTCCATTGATTGCAATTTCTTGGGTTCGCCATGAATTAATACGTGTTAAGCCTATTTTTTTTATGCCGTTATAGCTTGTTTGCGTGTAAAAATCCTGTGCGTTTTTATTGTTCACTGTATAATAGGCATCTTTTACATCGCATACACGCATATAATACAGTGAGCTGCTAAACAATTTATTTCTATCTTTATCAAATATTTCTAGTCCAAAATTTGTTTTACGGTCTAATTTACTCGAATATACATATACTTCCAAGTCCTCGATAATATCCTCAACCGCTGCGCCAGCTGGCAAGTACATAGTGAGCAAGAAAAGTGGTTGAAATACATTTCTATTACTATCATATTCACAAGTTTCACTCGTTCTAAACGACGGCACTTCATGAGGGAAGTGGATAGAGTATAAATAAAATTCATCTTTATCGCGTTTCGTAATCGGCACTTTAATAAATACGCGTTGCATTACTTGCCCTCGGTCTAGGCTCCCTGTATACAAGTTTTGTGCTGGATTTTTAAATTTAGAAAAATAAGCGCCATATGGAGACGTCCACCTATTAAGAGTTACGAAATTTGATTTCGTATATTTTAATAAATATTTTAAATGCATACACTTCTGCGTATCATCTAGCACAACCTTATTGTTATCATTTACAACTTCAAACATATGCATGGTTAGCACACCCCTATCATTAATTTAATAGAACATTTTTTCCCAATAGCATTATTATTAGTCAATACAAAAGTAACCGTATCGTCTGTTATTTTTGCAACATAATCGGCCGTGTATCTTTCGTTTGATAACGGATTGAATTCACGCGCTGTAAATATTTTTTGATTTTTATAAATCGGTATAGTAACGCTGATTGACGGCTCGAATGTATCAAGCACTTTAAACCATACAATTTTTGTTAATGTTGTTGTTACATCAGCAACTACATTGCCGTTTTTATCAAATACTTCTACACCAGCTGGCACATTATCACCCTTTCGCTTAAATAATGAATCAAATATTCTTTTTACAAAATTAATCAATCGTCTTGCCATAAGCCTAACCTCACTCGCAATGTATCATTCTCATCAAATACTTGGATTAGATTATCACTAATTTCAACCCTTGCGCCGCTTGTTTTAGTTCTCAGCAGGCCAATCGTTCCCGTGATAGTCGAAAGGCTATCAACCTGCATTTTATCAGCGGTTACAGCCCCAGCCTGTATCATTCCTTTAGCGATGATATTGTTATCGAACAAGGCCTCACCAGTAACATGCAATAATTTGCCGTCTATGCGTGTTCCTGCTGGGCTTAGATTGATACGGCTCACCAGTTCCGCGCCGTCCATATTATTGATAGCTTGCGTTACTTTTAAATCAATACCGCTTGAAATCTGCGTGATTTGTGAGTTTACATTGTTTTGATAATCGCTCAAAGTGCGCTGGTATGCCTTGCCAAGGTCGATTATCTTGCTATCCATTCCGTTGACTGCTGTCTTGACTGTTCCGACTTCGCCTTTCAAGTCATTTACTGCTTTGTCTATGCCCTCTAGGCCTAGGCTTTCCATATCGAGTAGGGACTTATCAATTTTAACTTTTACTGCTACATTCTCCGCGCTGCTGCGTGGCCCCTCTCCGAACATGTCAACATACGCCACTTGTACAGCATATACGCCAGCCTCGAGCGGTACATTGATAATGTTCGTAGTGATGTAATACACATTGTCATCAATATATACGTTCGCACCCTTGCAATTGACTGGAATCGGCTCAAACGTAACACCTATACCGCTGATATTGGCTGTTGCTTTTACTTTGGTCGGTTGCTTTGGTATAGGCACGTTATACGTCAATTCAGCTGGCGCGCCGTATCCTTTAGCAGGATTATGAGCGATACAATACACTTTCGCATTACGGCCCGTTAATAGGGTGCTGAATGTGGTGTTATTACTTCGGCCAATTAGTCCGTCATTTTGCCCTGCGTTGAGGTCTAATCTGATTTCATAATAATCTACATCGGCATTTCTAACTTCAAGCCAATTGAAATGTGCCATATCGCCGAATGAAACAGAAAAGCCCTGCGGCGCATTCGGTATTTCGCTTTTCATTTCAACTGTAATGCTTTTAGTTAAGCCCTGCGATGTATTGCCGTGCGTGTCCTTTACTTGTATTTTCACGTCATAAGTATGGCTGAGTTCGCACCCGCTAACAGTAATAAGGCCCTCACCAGCACCACCATATTTCCATGTGCCGCCTTGCTCTCTGTACCACAATTCGACTGTATCAAGGCTATTGATACGAGGCACATCAAATTGAGCCACCACGTCAAATGATAATACGCCGTTACCAATTTCGTAGTATTTCGTATATAGTGCTAAATTGCTAACCTCTGGGATATAGTAAGGCACTATCTTATATTGATAAGCCTGTACTTCATCAAGGCCTTGTTCATTCGTGCCGAATAGGTTCATAGAGGTAAACTTCAAATATACTGTTTTCCCTATATCTTCCTTTCTGTAAGTGTGGCGATATAGGGCCTCATCAATACGAATGAACCGCGCGCCGCTTGCGTGGTCTGTTGGTACAGTTGCATATTGGCCGCGTACTAATCCAGTCAGCTTATAGCTGCCGTCTGTTTGCAGCTGTGCGCCCTCATAACTCAACGCCTCGCCGTCAATCCATGATAGGGTATTCGCGCGTTCGGCGTCGATGTGTGTACCGCCTTTCATGCTGCCTTGATTGAGTTTCACGCTCACGCCGTCGCCTGTGTTAGACAATGCGGTAAGCGTTCGGCCCATGCGTGCCTGTTGCGTGATAGAACCTACTCTTGCGTAGTTCTCATCATTGTCAGATAGCCACACGGAACAGCCACCCCAACCGCTGGGAGCGTTTACACCGATAAATACTTGATTGCCACCAACGTCGCCGACTGTTTGGAATATTGCCACATCGTTGACGCTTGGCGCCTCTTGATTGTAATCCACAAAAGGCCGCTCATTCTCATGTACGTCATAGCGTGCTGGTGCGTATGTACCTGCTGGCTTGCCCTCAGCAGTAAATTCAAGTTGCCCGTCGGCTGCCTCATTAACTGCTGTTATAACTACGATTTGCTTGTTAAGTTGACAAGCCTCATCTGTGAGTGTTACAAGGTCGCCGACTTCGAGGGTACAAAAAGCCCAGTCAAGTCTAAAAGTGTACTGTGTTTTAGAATATAGCCGTTTCATGGCTAATTGTTCCGCATAGTACTGCGCTCTAGCCTTTGTATAAAGGTAGTGAGCTGTTTTCTTTGAGGCTGGTTTAAGTCCATTCTTTTGCACGTCCGCCACTACTTCAAAAGATACTGTTTCTTTCTCGTAACTATTTGCACGATTAATAAACTCGACTGTTGCTTCGTTGTAAGCCTCGCTTGTATCCTTGCGTTTGTACAGAATAAGCTGCCCGTCTGTGCCTGCGATAAAATCATCGGCCGTGAGGTCATATTGAATTTGATTTTCTGGCGTCCAATCGCCTACAGGTTTATCGGCTAGAGGTACGATTTTAAGGCGGTCAGTACTCCAGAATACAAGGCTGTTCGTAATCTCCGCTATATCATTGATAATACTTTGAGCCTTGGCGCTCTTTTGGTCGGGTGGTGTGCTGATTAATATATCAGCAGCCCTACAATAGGCCCGATAGTTCTCGATTCCCTCAATTTGCACATCTGCGCCAACGGATTGCAGTACATGCTCGATATAGTCCGCTGGGTTTACGTCGATTCCGTCGCCTGTGTCTCTGAGTTTACCCATAATTTCAAAGTTGTATTGTGGTAAGCTGCCACGCTCACCCAAATCAACCACGCCAGCCATATAAGCCAATCCGCTATATGGTAGTGCTTTGTCTGGGTGCTTAGATACCATGTAAGGCCAAGGCGCTTGACCTTGCTCGCCATTGAATAAGGTGAGTTCGATTTTTTCACTAGGATAAGTATATATTTCCTTATCCCGCCACACCTTACCAACGCCAGCGATAGGACCCTCACACAATGCAATGGCTGCAGCTACTGTATATGTGTAAGTAATTTCAGTATGCGATGAACCGCCGCCGCCCTTACCTGTTCGAGTGGTGCTGCTGTGTTCATGCGCTGTGAAATCCTCATAGTCGATGATGTTACCACTGACCCGAGTAGTCCCCAATATTTCGGGAACCACCTCACCATAAGAGGCCGTATTGATTTGAAAATCGGCTATCATATCGGCGCGGCTGGTTGTGTTCTTGCCTCTGTGGAATAGAAAGCCCATTATTTACGCTCCTCTCTGTATCGATATACTGCCCGCAATCGTGAGCGGCCTTTTTTGTCGAAAAATAGTACATCATCAAGTTTCGAGATAATTACGCCATAGCCAACGAACGCATGAATTACAAGGCCTTTCCCTATATAGATGGCGCCGTGAGAAACGCAACGGCCATATTGATATAGTAGGAAGTCGCCTATTTCGAGCGGTGCGCCCTCTTTTACCTCATCGGCTGCCTGTTGTATATACTTTAGATATTTCTCCTCAGAATGGTGTAAATGCCATTCGTTTGAGTATTTTTCTATGTGTATTCTATCGGGGGACATTACGCCGCTATCGATAGCAGCAGCAACCAATAAATAGGAACAGTCAACGCCTACACCTTTAACCATTGAATTATTGGCGTATGGTGTGCCTAACCATTTAACAGCTGCATTGGCGATTTTCTCGCCAGTTGTTAATTCATTAATGTCTTTCATCGTATGCTCTCCTTTAATGGAACGTAAGGCGTCGCTCTGTTCCTATCCCAATTATTGAATTTATTCTTGCACTCTGTAGGCGTCTTATTACAGCCAGCATATATATAGAATTGGTCGCCAACTCTTGGGCTTACTTCAAGGGCACTCATGTACAGAATTACGCCGTCATTGCTTTGTAATATCTGCGTTGATTGCCCTGCCATTGGGCCAGTGAGCCAATCTATACCGCCAGCCGTGTAATAGCCATTCTCGAATGGAATATCTATTCTTATCGAATTGGCACCGCTGCCTAGACCTGTAACCTTGCCACTCTTACGGAACCGCTTAATATCAACGCCGCACTCCTTGGAGTATACGCTGAAAGGGCATTGAGGATAATATCGGCGGTTAGGATATTCAATATTGAGCTTTTGCACAATTGATTTAACATTGAGCTTTAATGTGAGACCACCGCCTTGCGTTACCTCACATAAGCCAGTAAATAAACCAACTACACCGATGATTTTATAGCTATCGTCAAAGAACGCTCGGCGTAGCGTCATCTCAGCGCCGTCAAATCCGCCATTATGTGCCACGGCCATAATAGGGACGCCGCCTATTGTATCCTGTTCATTCGTCGAAATGCTAACAGTCATTTTATCAACGCTTACAGTGCTGTTTGTGGTTATCTTATCCCTTACGATAATAGGCCCGTTACTCTTATAGACTTGGCCGTTATAAGAAACGTCAGCGTCTGAATCGGCCCAATAGTAAGAAACACCACTGCGCAAGCGCAACTCGTAGAGGTCGCAACTTACGAAATACTTATCATTGTTTAGGTGCTGCCGTAGCGCCTCGTTTACTGCTTTCATGATTGCCCCCTATCGAGTTGTTACTAATTTGAATGTTTTCGATTTATAAACATCGGTAAAGATATACTCGGCCGTCATATCGCCGCTAAACCGCACTAACCAATAATAGGTATAATCGGCGGTTATAACTGCGTTCGGCGCTACTGTCTGACCTTGCGCCAATTTTATAACGCCTTTATCGCTAACTGCACGAATCGGCGTGCCATTGGCGTATAGTTTCAAGTCCTCGACGTGATAAACAGGCTCGAGGAAGTCGCCGAATTTTCTCACGGCTTGCCAAGAACCTGCTGCACCTGTGCCGAGTTGTATGCCTTTTTCTTGATTATCCTCAGGGTCTAACCATAAGAAAGGAATTGTACCGCCTTTTGTTTTGGAATAGAACCCCATGAGTTCCTTATATTCCGCTGGCTTAAGCACCTCGAAATCTGTTGAAATCGTATATTGCGGATATTTCCACGTTGTCATGGTCCGCACCTTGCCCGAGCCAGTTGTCTTGATTTTAGTGTCCCATTTTTGAATCTTTTGAGATTTCCACCCCAATGAAATAATCTTAGGGAATTTCAATAAGTCTGCCATGTTACCACGTCCCCGCTGTTGCTATGAATTCCCTATCTTGATTTACAAGGAATTGACGTAAGGCTCTACCGCCTCGACTTTCGAGGAAACCGCCAAAGCTTTCAGCGTCAATCGCATTAATGTTGATAGTAGCGCCGCCAGTGCCTGCTCCACCATTCGCGCGGTTGATTCCGTCGCCTAATCGGTCGAATACTGTATCGGATAAAGGCAATACAGCCTCTTCATATTTACCCTCACCAATTTGTGCAAGGGTAGCGCCATAGGTAAGACCACCCTCGGCCAATTTTGGCATGCTCTTATTGCTAAACATGGCGCCAAAGTTACCGCCTTTGAGTGAGCCGCCTAAATTGCCGACGTTACTCAATGCCGTAGACTGTGCTATGCCTGCCGCCGTGCTACTGCTCCAAGCAGCTAACCCAGCCGCCGCACTAGCGCCAAATGTTGCCATGCTGACCTGTTGCGCTAATTTGGACCATGCAGGGAGTTGAGCCTGTGCCGCTGCAACGCTTGCCGCTGTTTGTTGCGACTGTAGCATTTTGCCAAGAACGGCCTGCTTAACTTGTGCCGCTATCCATTGAGCTAAACTATCGGCGATTGTTTTCAATATGGCTTTACCCATATTTTGAAAAGCCTGTGTAATCGTCATAGTGCCTTGCAATAGGCCAGAAATACCCTCTTGCAATTTATCAATACCAGCACTTGCAGCGTCCCATATCAATTGCTGGCTGTTGAAATGGCTGTTCATTACTGCGTCTTGATACTCTGTGAGTAGTTCTTTTTTGAGGTCATAGCTTTGTTGAGTGGCTACATATTCATCATCAAGCGCTTGCTGTAACGCCTCGAAATTCTGCGTCCGCATAGCCTCGTCAATGGACCATTTTTCTTCCTGTAATTCGCGATGATATTGTAAGGCTTTATCGTTATATTCCTTTTGTTTAGCCAATAATTCAGCATTTTTCATTTCCTCAAACGAAATAGTGCCGTCATCATGGTCCTTGAATAGAACGCCCTTTTCTTTTAGTGTGTCAATGTAATGCTGTTGTTGCATTTTATCCATTTTCACGAAATCATCGTTCATTTTAGCGTATTTGTCAGTGATTTCATCAATTGCGTCGGTGTAATCCTTTTTGAGTTGCTCCATAGGGGACGCGCTGCCCGTTGAATCCTTACTAACTAGATTGAAATTGAAGTCTTTGACGTAATCGCGTACAGATTGCTCAATTTCTAGTAGCTTTTGAGCCTCTTCCTGCTTGGCTTTTATGCGCTTGTCTGAGTATACCGCCTCTAGGTTGGCTAAATCCTCATTATAATTGACATTTGCGGCTTTCGATTTGTTGAGTTCATCAAGTTCTTGTTTGTATTCAAGTTGTACAAGTTCTTGCTTGTTCCCTAACATTTCGAGATAAGATTGTAGTATTTTTTCATGCGTTTGTTTGGCTTCTTTGACGAGTTCATCTTGACTGCTAGAACCACCGCCACCGCCGCCGCTGCCACCGCTACCACTACCGCCACCAGCACCGCCGCCAACATCTTCGCCGCCGCCACCACCGCCAACGTCTAAATCACCGCCGCCACCAGATAGGCCTTGTGTGATTTGCGACGCCATATTAACGCCGCCGTTTACGATTTCTTGCACCGTGTCCGCGCTGATAGTATCAACCTGTTGTATTGCGGTAAATGTAGTGCCAAAGAATTTAGCAACCTTGTCGCCTACACTATTGAGTTTGTTAATTAACCAGTTAAGGGCCTCTATAATCTTATTGACGCCCCAAACAGCCGTATGAACGATTGTAGAGAATACCGAGGCCAACGTATTGCCGAACCCGTTAGAGGCTGCCGACGCTGTTACGAATACAGTTACGAGTGTCATAATTACGGATATTAATATCCCGATTGGATTGGCTCTCATTACTAAATTAAGAACACGCTGCGCCGTGGCTGCTGCTAGTGTACTGCTACGCAACGCCAAGAATAAGGACTTCAATGCAGCCGTCCCCATGGTTAGCGCTCCAACTGTTAATATAGTGCCTTGAATTGCCACTCTGACTGCTGTCATTGCCACGCCGTAGGCTCTAGTCGCTACCGCCGAGGCTAATTGTGCCGTTTTCAATGCTACTGTTTTAACAGTCAATGCTGCCGTCTGAGTGCCGCATAAGGCCATAGCCGCCCTATAAGTAGTGAAAGCCACTACAACGGCCAATACGGCTGCGCTAACCCTTGGCATGGTAGTAACAAATAGGCTTGTAAAGCTGCGTATCGTTTGGCTTATTACTGTAATAATCGCTTTCAGCCCGTTAAATGCAGCGCCTATGATGCTAATTGAGGCCGAGGCTGTAACAGCCATAGCACGAATTGCAACGCCAACGCCTTGAACGAACGCTTGAAAGTCGCCATTTTGAGGAATAGCCGAAAGCTGTTCAAGTACAGGCTGAAACGCTAATAGCATTTCATTCTGGATAGATTGACCTACTTCGGCGAACGTCATCGGAATTTCTGCAAATTTTGCATTTGTTTCCTCAGCACTATTGAATAATGCCTCTTTGATAATGTCGGCTGTGATTAACCCTTGCGAGGACATATCTTTTAATTGACCTACAGTAAGGCCCATTTCTTGCGCAATAGATTGGGCGAGCATTGGCGCATTTTCCATAATGGAATGGAATTCATCGCCCTGCAATTTACCCGCCGCCATTGCTTGCGTCAATTGATACATCGCCGCGCTTGATTCTTCAATGCTAGCGCCCGAGATTTTGAATTGTTTGTTCAATTGCTCGACGAACATAATCGCCTCATCATTCGAGCTGAATGCGTCTTTTGCTAGCATGTTAAGCTTGGCAACACTGTCCGCCATATCTACATAGCTGCCACGGGAGCGCTGTGCTGCGTCGAATACCTTATCCATAATTTCGGCCGTGGTTTGCGCGCCGTCATTAATGAGGTTAATACGAGCGCGTACGCTGGTTAATTGGTCGGCGGTATGTGCTGCTGCCGTTGCCACGTCTTTGACGGCTGTCGCGGCCAAACTAATGCCAGTAACAGCACCAGCGAATTGCAAGCCCTTATTGACTTGCGTCATTATAGATTTGATTTCATCGCGAATGCTGGCCGCCTCTTTGGCGACTTTACTGCCTGCCTCTGATACGCCTTTCGGTATGTCAGTACTTAGCTTATTGGCAACCTTATTTATAGCTGACTGCGCCTCTGTACTGTCCGCGCTGATTCGTACATTGATATTACTATCTGCCATTGTCTATATTTCACCCCCTGCCTCTCTAAATTCACGAATAAAATCCGCCTCATCTTGGCGCTTTTGCGCATCTGTAGGCGGATATAAAATATCTATAAATTTTTTCGGCTCAATTGCTTTTGATAATTGCGTGTTCATGATGTTTGTGACCCAGAATGCTCTATTCTGGTCTTGGATTTTGCAGCGCCGTTCATATCCCTGTACGAGTTTCCTATACTCAATAGGCTGTAATCGCATTAATTCCCAAGGTTTTAACTCTAGCACGCTATACGCAATTTCTTCGGCGTTTCTCAGCCACAAAGAAAAAGAGGGGGCGCGTTGGCCCCCGTCTAGTTTTTTAGTTGTTCGGCCTCTTCCTCAATTGCCAATTTATCGGCTTTTGTAAGTTCATCGGGGAACATCTTATAATACATTTTCATGCCGTATGCTCCGCTCGCAACAATCGCTTTCATCAATGGCGCTTGCAGTGTCAACAAGCTTACATCGCTATCTTCCTTAGAAAGTAAATCGTCAATCAATTCAAAGTATTGTTGAGGATTCCGTTTGTGCTGTTTCATGCCGATAGCGTAACCAGAAACAATACTATTAATAGGCCATGTCGGCATTTGCAAAAGTTCACCAATAGGCTTGCCTACTGCCGCCTCTAATTCCATGAGGCGCTGAATGTTGAACATAATATAATCGCCGTTTCTAAATAAATTACATGTAACTGTTTTCATAAATAAATCTCCTATTGTTTAGCGCTAAAAAAGTAGGATTATTCTGTTGAATTAGCCGCCAACTACTGAGCTGCTTGCTGGTGCGTCTTGTAACTCAGATAAAGGACCGACGCCATTCAAGGACCCCTTATAAATCGCTACGCCGTCATGAGGCGTGTTGATAGATAATTCTGTAACGCTGGCGATACCAGTGAAATAGCGTTTATCTGGGTACTCGAATTTAATCATTACATTATCGCCGTCAAGGAATGCTTTTTCTAATAGTTTCAAGCTTTCCTCTTTAGGCATAAGCAACGTTTCAATTGAGAAAGACCATTCCTTAAGGCCTGCGATAGTAGATTTCCAACCGCCAGAACCTTTGTGAGACGCGTCAATGCTGTCAGCTTTGCGAGAAAGGTCGCCGCTACGTTGGCCGCCTAATAATAGCCATTTAGCGCCAGCTTTTTCGTCTGTGCCAACGTTCAAATATAAAAGGTAGTTCTTGCCCGCTGTTGGCATATCTACCGCCGTTGGTTTATATAGTTTTGTTTCAGCCATTAATAAATACCCCCTTTAGTATCATTGTTTAAGTCATACAAACGAGCCTCAAATCTGTATTGAGTGCCGATAAAAGGCCTCATACTGTCATGGTCGTCTGTCTTATTTGTGCAGCGAATATCAATGACTTGATAGCCGCTATTTTGTAATACACAATACTCCTCGTTAAGCACGCCGCACGCCTCACGAAACGCAATCAAGATTTTCTCTATTTTGCTTTCAAGTTCCGATATTTGCGAGTAGGCTGCACCGAATTCGTTGCTGTCCTCTTTCGTCCAAACCTCAACATAAAACTCTTGTTTCAGCATGTTATGCACTTTATCGTCTATCGGCGTACATTCGCCGCGCCCTAGCATTACCATGCCAAGCGTATCGACGCCCGCATTTTGAGGATTTAAAAAGCCAAGTTCGACTTTTCCGTCAAACCCAGCTTTCTCTATTGTGTATTTGATTTTGTTGAGTAGTTCAAGCCACATATTAGCCACCTCGATATAGTGGAATACATCTATATCCAGCATACTTCGCTGGCTGCCCTGTTAGTTGCTCCGCCGTGATTTGGCTTTCTAAAACCGCTATTCTAGCATTGATATATGTCAATTTCTTAGAATAATAATCATCATCTTGGCCGTTACGGCTATACTGCCCTACCAATGAGGCTGCTTTATTCATGCATGTCTCTCGGTAGCAGTACAGCGTTACGAGTTCATCGGCAACGAATGAACGAATTACATCGCTCTCTTGTACGCCTAGCCGTTTAGCTAGCACATACAGCCATTGCTCGGCTTTTGTCAGCGTTGTTTCAAGCACGTTAGGGCCTAGTAGCTCATCGTCGAACGTCATCTCTTGAAATTCGTATAGCATACATCGAACTCCTTACAATTTGATTTCTAAATGCGTGCGGTTAGCGTTTAACTCAATATCTCGAGCCACATCATTAAGAGATACATCAACCGCTTTCGAGAATATATCACGAATTTCGTCGCGGCTATGGTCTAGTGCCTCATATAAGAACGGGTCGGCCTTTGTGCCTCTATGATGTACTCGTTTAGCGAACACAAACCCATTACCACCTACAGGAACCCAACGCAAGGCCTTTTTCTGTTTTGGAAATATGTCATGCGGCTGAGTTCCCTCATGCACGAACGGGCCATAATATGCGGCTTGATTATCGATATATACCTCTGCTGTCTTATCGCCAATCATGCGCACATCAATAGCCCTCTCGAGTTGCCCCGTGCGTGATGTGAATTTATGGTTGTTCTGCGCCGCCGTTTGTACCTCTCTAGCACTAGCCTTTACCGCTTGCCTTAATCTCCTCTCGAAGATTTCACGCGCATTCATGATTATTTCTTACTGGATTTTGTAGACTTTTTCGTGCCGTCTGTTGGCTCTCCGTCTGGCTCTTTATCGCCTACTCCGTCCGTGCCGTCTGTTGGCTCTTTGTCTGGCTCAAATGCAGGCTCTAAAATAAAGCCCTCATCAAGCAATTGTTCAAGAACGAATTCGTCATCTGTATATTTGACTACGTTCATTCTTACAAGTCTGTATTTCTCCATGATGTACCCCCGTTATTAATTAAGCGCCAAAGTTAGCCCATATACTAGCCAAGCGATTTTTTGGAACCCATACATCGTGGAATTTACGATAATCGATAGACCAAGCATTTGCCTGCTGTGTAGTTTTAGGGTCGAAAATACGCATTTGGTCGGTTTTGGATACAGCAATCGCTGCCGCACGGCTCATAATTAGCCAGTTGATAGCTTTAGCGCCTGTATCTGCTTTGAATCCGCCTTTTTCTTGGCCGCTAGTTGTGCCGTCATTGAATACATATTGAGATTTCATACGAGCGCTAGGAACGCCAATAATAGGAATTTCGTTGTAAGTACGAACACGAGTGTTATATGCGCCGTGTGTAAAGTTAGCTACATCGAGCAAGCCTTTAGCGCCTGCAGCCTCGTTCAAAATGCCTTGAACGCGCGCACTCATTACAATTACAAGGTCACCAGTTTCACCGATTAAGTCCTCGATTTCCATGATTTCCTTGTTTAATTGTTTGATGATATTTGTATCGTCTGGCGTGAATGTGTCTGTTTTTCGGCTTTCTTGGGTTGCATATGCTGCCACCTTGGAATAACGATAAGCGTCAATTTCTGGAATTACTTGTTCTTTTTGGAACGCTGTCATAACGTTTGTGCCTGTTGCAAGGAAGTTAGATTCATCAACGTCCATGGAATCAAGCAAGAATTTACGGCCGCGGTCTTGCGTCAATTTGAAATCTTGATATTTCAAGGATACGCCGCCACGATTATAACCATTATCGCGGTCATAATTTGCCAAGCCGTCAACGGATAAAGTAGGAATTTTAACAGTATCGCCGCCGTTATATTTAACTTCGCCAGCGTTGACTTCCATAAATCCAGATGTAGCACCTACTACCATTTGTTGGTCTAGCAATGTTTGAAAGTTCTGAGCCATTTGTAAAGTGTTAATTGCCATGTTTTACCTCTTTTCTATGAGTAAATTAATTATTTTCGCTTGGCGGTTTAATGCCAGCGATTTTGAACATTTCGGCAAGTTGTGCGTTTCCGCCTGTTGCATTGCCAGCACCTGCACCACTGCCGCCATTTTGTGCCGTTTTAACCGCATACGGCTTGTCAGCAAGGAACGCCGTCGCACACTCTTCGATAGTGCCAATAGTGCCGTCCTCTTTCTTCCAGCCATATGAGCCGTCATCTTGCACGCTAATTTGTCCAGCGACTAGCTTGCTGAATGTTTGGGCGTCTGTACAATTTGCCTTTGTTAGTGCCGCAATTGTTTGGGCGCTAATTTCTGAATCTGTACGCTTTTGAATTTCATCTTGTCGAGCCTTTTCTGCTGCCTCATATTTGTCTGTAAGGCCTTTAACTTGCTTTTCAAGCGCAATGATTTCGGGCGTTTTTTGGCCTTTATTCGCCTCGTACTCGTCAACTTTACCTTTCAACTCGTCGCGCGCCGTGGTTAATTCGGTAATTTTGCTTTCAAGTTTTAGGCGTTCCGTTTTCGCCCCGTCATTGATTTTGGAAATCTCGGCTTTAAATCCTGCAATTAGGTCTTTACCACCCTCGATTTCTTCCAATTTTGCGTACAATTCTGCTAAAGTCATGTATCGTTCTCCTTTTCAACATGAATGCGCCACCTTTCGCCGCTTGCTACTGAGTGGCAATATAAAAGGCCTATGAGTTCGCTCTCATAGGCCTGTAAATCTAACGTTATTCTGTTTTCTTTGGCTCTCGAACCTCGAACGGCTGATTATTCCAGTTCCTTGCCTGTTCTTGCCACGATATTTTACCTTTTCGCACATCTTTCCGCCCTTGAACGCCAAGAATGCGCTCTTGATTGGCTTTAGATAGCGAATTGATGTATCGCTTGCCGCCCTCTTCGATATTTTCCTTTGTACTATGTATATCAACCTCGAAATCATATACAGGGGCAATCTTGCATAAGCAGTGAGGGTGAGCTGGTAGAGTTGGGAATTTATCTTTCGGATATATTCCATTACCCAACCCGTAGAAATCAGCATTTGCGTACACGTCGCATATATCGCATACAGGGTGGCGGCTGCTTAGTTGCCACTTCAAGGCCACTACATCATCATCATTCTTATAACGTAGCATTTGCCCGTCTGCGTAAGCTCTCGCCGCCTCTGTGCGTGCTATCCGTTCGGCGTTGTATCGCGCTTTCTCTTGCACTGCCACGTTTACAGATTTTGATAAGTCAATCGCACTCGCCTCGTCAACGGCTTTTATTAGTCCATTGTATGCAGCTCGTAGGCTCGGCGTTGTATTCTGCCGAACCTGCCTTTCTGTTTGGCGTAGTACCTGCTTGAATTGAGATACTTCATCATCATTCAAATAGTTAGGCCATTTTAGCTGTCTAACCATTTCGATATATTTCGGTAGCTTATCCGTTTGGATTGTGCCGCCGTTTCCGTAGCCCTCAAATATGGCTCTAGCCATTTGTTTGATTGACTTGCCGCGTTTCAACGATTGCCGAATTACTTCCGCCGTGTCTCGTTGTATCTTAGCCGTGTTATTGTGTAGCCGCATTGATAGAGTTAAGCCGTCGCTTGTCCATGCCTCTTGCATAGCCTCGCTAATTGACTGCGTTGAGTAATTAAAAGGAATATGGCCCGCTACACGATTGGCAACCAGTACACCATGATATGCAGTATTGAAATTCTGCACCATATCAGCCGTAAGAGGTGCCTCTAGCAATTTCATAATAGGATAAGACTTATAGGCCACTCTAACCGCCATATCAGGCGAATAGCCGAGGTCTATAAGTTCCTTTATCATGCGTTCAAATTGTTCGAGTGCCTCGTCAATCGTTTTCGCCGTCTCTGTTTTCTTCATCGTCTACGCCCTCATCATCGCCATGCGGTGCGCCGCTATCTAAATCATCGAACGCTTTATTTTGACGTGCCTCATCTGCTGCTTGCTGCGCCTCTTTTATGATTGCGTCTTTAACCTCTTTCTCGAGATTAGGCATGTAAGCGTCAATCACTTTCTTCAAAATTTCACTATCGAATGTATCAGAATTAAATTCTAGGTCTTTCGCTTGTTGCGCCTGTGTGAGGCTTTCCGTTACATCGTTGACTTTGAAATCTCTAGGATATTCGCAAGAATACTCGATATTATCACCGCTCCATAGTTTATATAACGCGATAATGTCATATTCTGCGTTTTCACATTGTACTGCAAAATCAGAAAGTCGCTGATTAGTACGCTCAAAGTCCCATTGTTTAGCCACGCCACTTTTAGCTTGCTGCACACCAATAACGGAATCAATGCCACTCATGCGGTACATTTCATTGATTAGCTTATCAATTTGAGCCATAAGCACCTCAGCGGGTCCCTTATCTGGTGCGATAAAGTCGGGCGCCCTTGCTGAATCATGAGGGTATGCGAGCAAGTTATCCGTGCCAATCGTTACATCAGAAAGGCCGTTACTATCTACTGGCATAGTCAAGATTGAGAATGTTTGATTATAAAGGATTTGAGACAATAATGAACATAGGTTATAAACATGTGCATTCGTTTTGGCGATACTCAAATACTCGGGCGGTGGTAATATATCCCGCTTACGAGCAGCACGGCCAAACCATTGCACGATTGGAATGCGTCCTATATTATGCTCACCCTCTCCAATCGTATTGCCGTCGCCGTCTTTGATGTTCCATGATGTAGGCGTCCAAGTGTGGTAATGCGTTTTGACTGTGCCGTCCGCATTTGCCAAGTATGTCGCATAGGTAAATACAGATAATCGGCCATTATCATCGAATGTGAAATTCATTACATTCTTAGGTTCTACCGCCGTCAAATAAGGCATAGAACGATTTGCCAACGTATCTGCCAGCGAGTTGCCGAATTCTGTTACATTATCAACAACGATGTACATCACGCCGTAGAGTTTTGCAAGTGTTGCATTTTGACGTGTAAATTCCTGTAATGTAGTTCCCTCTCGGTCTACATCGTTAATGAATTCATCAAATAATACAGATTTGCTATATTCTCGTTTGATTTCATCTTTAAAAATAGGGTCTACGCTCGCGTTGAGGATAGGCCCTGTATAGTTTAGATAATATGCAATTTGACGCCTAAATTTAATCGAATCGGTTCCCTCTCGTCTGTGTGGTGTGATTGCTGCACCGCTGGCGAACATACCGCTACCATAATAGGCGTCATGCAGTATCTCGTATTCATCGGTTCGAGGATTAGAATAAATAGTTGCCATGTATTCCCCTTTCTAATATATGTTAATGCGGCCACTTCTAACCTGTGGCGCGTTAATCTTCTCCGCTATCCCTGTGAGTGCGTCGGGTGCGTCATCGTGTGCGTTCTTGCCCTCTCGTTGGTATCTCGTAATGTCAGCAGCCAACTGAGGCCACCTATCACGCCAATTCTTAGGCATATATATGTGGTTCATAACCCATGTAGCATTAGACTGAATGCGGGCTATTTTGTTGCCGCTTTGATGAAACATATTAATCACGCACTTATTAGAGTTATATTTCTGTTTGAGTATGCTTTGAACGTTGCGGCCAAATCCACGGCCGCCGTTATTGCTTTCAATGTCAGCCACATTCACGCCGTTTCTATGCAGCATATCCGCTACCTCTGGCTCTGTGGTTTCCATGGCGTCCTTTGTATAGACTACATCAAGCATATAAGCCTCGCCCTCATATACGCCGTATGTAAAGCTAGCTAGGTAATCGCTGCCAGTATCGGCTGTATCTGTATAGTTCTTGATACAAGAAAATAACACATTGCCTTTTGTATCTCTTGGCAATGTGTCATATGTAAGTATTTGCGTATACAAGCACCCTTTGAGGTCAATCGGTACTTGCTGATAGTTAGCGCTGGCTATATCTTCGCCCATAGCGCGAACCTTTGACATATACGAGGCCTTAGACAATACCTCTTCACATAGCATTGAGCCGTCATCTTGTAAGGCTTTCATTGTAATGACTTTCGCCTTAAATAACGGGTCATCTTTAAAATGTTCTATCGCTCGGCCTGCTAGGTCATCACTCGCCCAGCGCGTCATGATGATTATAATCTTGCCGCCCTCTTCCAAACGTGAAAGCATGGTATTTGTAAACCATTCCCAGTGCTTTTCTTTCACGCTAGCATTATAGGCCTCTTCGCTATTCTTAATAATATCGTCAATAATCATCAAGGAACAGCCGAACCCTGTGGCTGTACCTGTTGGCGATGTAGCAAGATATGAATTTGTATATCCCTCTAGGCTCCATAGATGAGCCTGTGCGTCGCCTACTGCTACATGAACGCTAGGGAATACGTCGCTAAATACGATAATATCATCATCGGCCTTATTCTCTTGAATTGCGTTTCTTACCGATTTACTAAACATTTTAGATAATGTCTCGTTGTATGAACCAGTCATTATCTTGGCGGCTGGGTTATTCCCTAGCCACCACTGCGTAAGGTGCTGCGCCGTTAAACTCTTACCATGTCGAGGCTACGGGGGCAAATTCATGATAAGAACGTTATATTCATCATTCTTGATAAAATGCTCTAACTCATTGCATAGATTGACTAGGTATTTTCTGCTTTTCTTGTAAAAATTACCCGTTTTTAGTTGGCAATAATAAAAAAACTCGCGCCGTGCGAGTTCCCTTTTAGCCAGTTCTATAATCGTTTCTTTCTTATCTCGAATTTGCATATCCTCACCACCTTTCATGCGTGTATATCGAGTTTAGTCATCGCCTATGAGTTTTTTAATATCAGCCGTATCAATTCCGTCGAATGGGTTTTTAACCTCAACGGCTGCGTCTATGTTCTTGGTGTCTCGCCAATCTGCGGGACGTCGATTCTTAAGCCAGAATATTAACGAGGTAGAGTTCGGCGCCACGTCCTTAGTAGTGCGTTTCACCTCTACAATTTCGCTCTCGCCAGTATCTGGGTTGTATATACGTTCTTTCACCACTTCATCATATCTGTACCCCATAGCGCTTTTAAGCAAGGCGTTTTCTACCATAATGTCGATGACTTCCTTGCCTCTTTTTAATGCGTTTGAAAAGTCGGTATATTTTGCTTTCCACGCGTATAAAGTAGTTCGGTTAATGCCGATATTGTTGGCTATTTGTTCATCGGTGAGGCCATTACGCGCCCAACCCTCTAGCTTAATCAAATTATCTGGCTCGAGCCATTGCTCATATTTAGGCGTACGCCCTATTCTACGCTTTTTCTTTGGTTCTGCTTTCTTTGCCTTAGTCGCCATAGTCTCACCTCGTTTCTATGAATAGCAAAAGCACCCCGCCGAGTTCCCTGTTACTCGTGCGAGGTGCTTTCTGCCGTTATGCATTATAAATACTATGAAAGGAGGATAAACGAATCGTAAAATCTTTTACAACACCATTCACCACTAACATTATACCATTGCTATATTGCACTGAATATGACAACTTTTTGACAACTTTTACAACGCATAAGCTCCAAACAGATATATTGAAAGGTCATCTACCCCTTTTTCAAGCCACCTGTATATATTCCGCTCTACTGTGTTATGTTTCTCGGCTATTTCGCCGATTGTCATATCGTTAATATAGCGGTCAATTACACACTCACAATAATGTTTACCATTATTTGTACAGTATTCTTTATACGATACTAGCATTCTATCAATGTGTTCAATAATCAACTCAGTGCGCCGCTTACTGGCAAGAATCGCCTCAATTTGCAGTAGTCCGCGGCGGTTAAATATTTCATACAATACTGTTTGCAAGTCGCTCGGCGTCAATGTATCCTTGCTTTTAGCAATAGCACTTTTACAATGTGCTTTCATAGCCGTGTATCCCTCGAGCAGCGTTGTAGTGTTCTTATAGGCTCGCTCGTTTTTCTTGGCAAGCATATCTTCATTGCGTCTGTTAAATTCAGAAATCGCCGTTTGTGCTGCTGTTTCTGCGGCTATTTTGACAATTTGCTCTACTTCCCCCTCTGTGAAAGTCCTTTGATGTTCCATATGCTACCCCTTTGCCCATTGCGAAAGTACCGCTACTACAAATATACCAATCATGAGAAGAGTTGTGCAAAACGCTACCCCTATAATCAACATAGCAATATCGAATACTTTTTCCATTATCTCGTTAAGCGTCTCTTTATCCAACTCTTACCGCCTTTCCGTTGACTATCTTATATGCTGTTTCATTTCCATAATATGCACCTTTTGGAATACGCTTGTTTCTTATTAGCCACTGCTTAACCAACTTTTCCACACCTTGACGTAGTTCAGCGATTTCGCTATCAGATACGTCTCTCATCGCCTCATCATCATCTACTAAAATTTCACACTCATCTTTAAGCACGTTAACTAATTCGCCAGCCCAACTATATGCACTAGGCCACCACTGCGTACATTCAACGATGTAAAATATATCTTTATTTTGCTCTTTTGCCTTTTGTGCGCCTATACACTTAGCGGCCGCCATGCCTTTGATTTCTTTTTCTTTGGTCCATTCGTAATTACCGCTCTCGAATGTAATCAAGTATTTATTCATTCCCTATCACCTGCCAATTTTGCATAACGCCAAGGCGCAACATCGCTTGCATTTCCTTTACTCCACGATGTAGACTCGTAACCCCATGCATACACTCTTCCGCATGTATATCTTGCAAAATGGCGCTTATGCCAGTTTACCCCGTCATCGCTCACTAACACCCGTGTGTCAATCTTTACTTTATCCCAGTCAACAATGTCGAGATACTCACCAATATCAATGCATTGGTATTTATCCACGAAACAAGTGCATTGTATTGGTACTCTTGGCGTCCATGTACTCATAAGAGTATTGTCTTTGTAAAAGAATACTCCCTCTTTTATAACTTCGGCTTTTCTATACCCTAATTCGTACATTATTTTAAATAAATAGTCTGTGAATTCTTTCTTTGTCATACTATCACCTCAATTTCTATCAATTAAAATATTGGCTTTCACATATATCTCGTTGCATGGTTCCCCTTTTGTAATTTCTCTGACATACTGCAATGTCTTTTGTAATTTATCTGGGCTTATTTTATCCATGCATTTGAATTCAACTATTGCGAACCCTCTATAATCCGTATAACTTACAATTTCATCAATTCCTATTTTTATCAATTCATTGCGATTGTACATTCTACACCTCTTTTACAATCCAATTTTCTCGCATTTACAGCCTTTTATAACTATCCTATCGATACATTTCATTAGCTTTCGATATTCTAGCTTTGTGATTTCCCCTGCCTCATAAAACGCTGTACATTTATGGCTGGCACTCACCAAGCTGCTTAAATCGTAGCTTGTTAAAACGTAGTCTTTAAGCTTTTTGTATGTCAATGTCATTTATGCGCCTCAATCTTGACTTTCTGCGATTACAAACAGCACCGCCGATGTTGTATATAGTCCAATCGTTGCGAATAGCACTATTAGCACATCACTGCCAGTAATTCCGAATAGCCCAATTATCCAAAGTATAAGGGCGATTGCGAGCGCTATGCTCGTAACCTTTCCCGTTAATCCCAATACAGCGCCAATTATCAACAATAACCCTTTCATTATTTCGCCTCTTTCAATTCTGCCACTTCATTGATTAATTCATTTACTAGTGCCTCAAGTTGCGCGATTTTGCCTTTATGGTTCAATTCGTACTCGCTGCCTTTACCTAATCGGAACGATACGCCAGCGTTAATCATTGCAGTGCCGCCAAGCGTTGCGCCGATGTTGAATAATACATGTTCATTCGGCGCGTAGAATGCACCAATAGCGGCCGCATTGGCGTTTTTATAATGGCCGTAGCCAGCTGCAAAAGTTAGTTTGTCATCTGAGTTATAACCTAGATAATGCAAGGCGGAAAGTGCTGCATTAGCCGCGCCTGTTTTTGCGACTTCGCTCAATACATGAGAAATCTGTCCCGCTGTGTTATGTTCTAGCGTTGTAATTCTAGCCTCATGATTTTGTAATTGGCTTTCATGCTGAGAAATCGCCGCCGTATTATCGCCGATACGCGTATTTTGTGCGGTGATAGTATTATTTACCGCTGCGAATTGCTGGCTGGTAGTATTGGCTAAATTCTGAATTGCTGTGCCATTGCGGCCGATTTCGTCATAAGCAGCATACAGCTGGCTGCCGTTAATGGCGTCGGTACTGCTAGGGTCTACTTGCCCCGCTGCGACGTTGGTGATTTGTCGAGTGTAATATTGCACTCCGCCATACCCAGCACGGTCCTTACTGCCTACAGATACAACGGATTGAGGGGAATCACCAGCGAATACATGCGTTACGCCGTTTACAACCGCTTGACGAGTGGCTACAGCCTCATCTGTAACGCTGTTAGTCCCCAGTGCCACACTGTTCGACTTATCCGCGATTGTATTATTGCCAATCGCTAGAGTGTCGATTGCTGTCGCTTTAGAGTGTGTCCCGATAACTGTAGCGCCTTGCCCCGCTGTTTGACTGTTAGCGCCTAGAATAGTCTGTTCTTGGGAATTATCAACGCGGTTATTATAGCCGATTACAGTAGACTGCCCGCCGTCTACTTGCATATTATTGGCACCAATTACAACGCTATTCTTGCCGTTGACTGTATTCGTTCTACCGATAACGATAGCACTCTCACCGCCTGCATAAGCGCCGTTTCCTACGGCGATTGTGTCATAAGCCGACGTTTTGGCCTGCGAGCCAATCGCGTAGGTATATTCGGTTAGTGCCTCGGCGTGGCTGCCGAATGCGAATGTATTCCGTCCCTCAGCTTTGGAATTATTACCACCTGCGAACGCATTCGTTCCGTTTGTGATGTTATTCTCCCCGAATGTTAGCGTGTTATTGGCGTTTGTTTGGTTCTGATAACCAAACACCGCCGCACTATTAGCCGTGGCGATGTTATCAGTGCCGCCGATTGTATTGTTTGTACCAGTTGCATATGCTGGCGCTGTTAATGCTGTGATTGTCATAATTGCTGCTAAATATTTAATGTTCATTGTGTTATCTCCTTGTATTCTTCTCGTTTAATATGATATGGCTCACTATTCTCTACGAATATGCCGCTATGGTGGTATCCATGGCGGTTAACCCATGCACGGAATACCTTTGTTAGTTCTTCACTTAATTCGTTTACATGCTCACGTTTGACGTTATATAAATAATCCTCGTCCGTGTCATATACTTCATCTGGTAAGTAATCTATAACACTTTCAATCACGCTGTCCCCGTCAACGTCGGGAATGTAAAAACTAGGGTGTCCGATTCCTATAACAATATCTGCGTTCTCATCTGGTCTATGTAAACATAGATAGCTTTTGACTGCCTGCTCTACGCTATCCTCTGGGCCACCGATTCCATTGGGTGTAACCCAATAATATTGCGTTTTATCCTCTACAAACATAATTAGACCCCTTTCATCGCTGCTTTCCGTTTATCAATTGTTTCTCTTCGCCTAATACCACCTAATCTATTGCCACACGCTCGACTGCAACATAATTGGCGTTTGTTGTAATTCGTGCAAGTGAATGTTTTACCGCAAATTACACATTTTTTTGTGTAATTCTGTTTGTGCATTTCCCGCTTATAATTGTGTGATGTATATTTGCAATCACTCATAGGCGTGTCATTCCATATATCTAGATGAGCCAAGAATGTCGGAATTTTGCGTTCAAAACGCTCTGATAGTCTATTCATAATCGTTAGGCTCCGCGTTCTCTATCGCACCGATAAGCGCTCTTTTGTATCCGATAAACGCTCTTTTGTATCCGATAAGCGTTTTTGCGCTATCTTTTGCTATGCAGTTAAGAATTTCCTCAGCCACACCAGTAGCAAAAGATAAGCACTCGATAGAATTGCAATCTTTAACTTCAATATCTAACTCGAACATGTTATTCTTGCCATATTCTGCCTTAATGTATCCCATATTATCCCCCTTAATCTGCAATTTCTGCACATACGTATTTCAATATAATTTCATTTGTGATGATTTCTTTCACGTTGGCGATATGGCCGCAATCAATCGTAATTTGATTATTGATTACCTCTTGAATGGCGGTCGCTTTATCAATTGCGTCGCTTTCCGATGTAGCTGCTATAACCGCCTCTATATCAATTTCGCCTTTTAGGCGTAGTCTGTACTCTGTTTCGTTCATGTGTGTGGTTTCCTTTCATCATTAACTTTCGATATTCGATATATGAGATTGAGGTAGGGGCTTTTGGTTTCGCCTTAGCCCCTCTCTTGGCAACTTGTCGGCGTTTTGGCTTTTGAGTGGTGTCGCACTCTCTAGCTTTTGCCTTGGCATATTCCTCGCATAAGATACTTGATTCGGCAATTTGATGAATTGCAATCACTACTCTAGGATTGGCCTTATCAAGCCCTACGATTTCCGAGCCGTCATAATTCACGATGTATTTATCGTTTTCAATCACGCCAGCGTCTTGCAATATGTCAGAAGTGGCCTGTAACAGGCCAACCAAATCGGGCCAGCTCCGTCTGTCTTGTAAATAATAACGGCAACATACTGAGATTGGTCCTTGAACAGTGCCAACATGTGCCAGCTGCAACAATGCCGCCTTTTCGTATCGAATAAATGCGTCCGAGGGTAGGAGTTTTGTGATATTGCCCATTATCACAATGCGGGCGCTGTTCTTTTTCGTCCTTGGTTGGCCGTGAATTACAATTTCCAAGATTTCACCTCTATATCAATTCTTAAAAAATACAAGCCAGATTGTTTTACCTCTACGCTGCCCGATAAGCGGCTCACAAGGGAATAATTTTTTCACCATTGAAAAAGATACTTGCTGCTCATTCCATTTAAAAATCATAGTTCCGTTTGTTTTTAACACTCGCCAACATTCTGCAAGCCCTTGCTGTATATCTTCCTGCCATGTATTTTTTAAGGTCCCATATTTTAGGCTTAAAAATGACGTATCTCCAGCACTTACTAAATGAGGCGGGTCAAAAATGACTAGGTAAAAAGTTTCATTTTCAAACGGCATTTTTCGAAAATCTTCTATTATATCTGGTCTTACAATTAAACGCCTGCCGTCGCATAAAGTCGTATCCGCTATTCGATTATCCATATAAACAGTGTTTACATTTTCTTTGTCGAACCAAAACATTTTACTTCCACAACACGCGTCTAAAATTTTCATTCGTTGTAATCACCTCTATGTCTTTTGTATTAATTTTTAATTTGGCGTTGATTTCCGCCCCGTCTTGCCCTCTGTAATATTTCTCGCGAGTATTTTATCGTCGAAAAATTTAAACGAGCATACAGGGCGAATAAATCAATTTTCTAATCTGTGAGACTGCCCCATGAACACCGCAATTTTATACTCGCCTCGTAAGCGGTCATATATGCGGCCGCTGTAATTGTCCTTAGTCCATTGGTCGCTGTAGTTTGTGGTAATGATAATCGGCCTCATGCTGTTGTATCGTTCAATGATGATACTTTCGACTTTAGCCGCTACCCAATCCGATTTAGAATACTCAGCACCGAAGTCATCAAGCAATAACATCGGGATATGTTTCAGCTTTTGCTCATAGGCAAGGTACGCCACTCTATCGCCCTTTGATAAGGTGAGCATAGTGTCAAGCAGGTTAGGCATGGAAATCATCATTGCCACTGTGTTTAACTTCATCACCTCTTTCAAAATGCATACAGCGAGCGACGTCTTGCCTGTGCCAGCGGGCCCCCTTAATATGAGGCCCTTTCCTGTATTCATATACTCCGCCAGATTATCCCTGTAATCCTTAACAATGGCATACGCCTCTTTATTGGCGTTTTGAAATGTGCCATTTTCTTTGAGCCATTCAAAACTCATGCCGTAGTAACGTTTAGGAATGCCAGCAGCTGCATATGTTTCACTGATGTTCGAGCGGATTACAATCGGCTTATTATAGATTGGCTTAAAAAACTCAATCTTTTCCGTAGGTCTTGGCCGCCTCTTGTTCCCAGTCAACTTGCTCGTCTTTTCTCGTAGCCGTTCGATTGCCGCCTCTATGTCCATTTGTTCCATTTTCCAACCTCTGATTTTTCAAAATCCCCTCAACATATTGCACCCGTGATTTCCCTCGTTCTTTTGCTATGCGTAAGGCGTCCGCTACATTGACAAGGCCATATTCAGCGATAAGGTCATCAAGTGAGCCTTTTACAAAAGAGGAAATTACTCCGAAAGAGTTCGTCCAGAAATCATAGATATCGATATTTGACATAGGGGTAAGAGATTGAAAATTTTCGATTTCTTTATTTTCTCTAGTTGTAGATATACTTATATCTCTATCTCTGTGTTCTATCTCTATATCTTTCTCTTTATCTAACTCTTTCTCTTTCTCTATCTCTCCGTTACATAAATGTTTCACTTCCGTTACATCGGTGTTACATTGTAACGCTTTTTGCTTTTCTCGGTGCCTGCGAACCCTTGCAGCTACTGCGGTCTCGCAACCTGTACTATTTTTTGTGTCTGGAAGATAATATTCATCATCGGAACGCATTTCTAACAAGCCACTATTTAGCAAATATGTGATAGTGATTTGTACGTTTTCCTCGCTTTCGTCTAGGTCAAGCGCCACCTCGGCGGCAAAATCCTCCTCTAGGCCGTCAAAATAGAGTTTCCCCTCGCTCATAATTGAGCGTAAGAGCATTTTCAAATAAATAATTGTGTAAGTATCGCCGCCTGCGATTTTTCTCAATCGCTTGATTTCTTTACGTTGGAAAAAATCTTTATGCAGCTTTAACCAAAAGTATCGTTTAGGTTCTGCCATATATCCCCCTTTCTATTTTGTTGATGCGAATGTAATCACGTTTCTATTGCCTACATGTCGATACAAGCCAATTTGTAGGCCGTAGTCTAAAATGCTTTTTACTGTATTGGCTGGTATGCCTGTTTTCTTTTCGATACGCAGCATAAAAGTAGGTGTGTAAGGAATATCAGCCACCTTGAATACTGCGATATAATCTCTCACTTTCACCCAGTCAGCACCGAACTGAGCGAGCATTTTATCATTGTTATTCATGGCCTACCACCTCGCCTGTATTGGCGTCGATGATTTCGCCTGCTACGTTGTAAGTGTCGCCGCTTGGTTCCTCTGCTGTAGGTTCCTCATATTCAGCGTCGATAGTTTCGCCGTCAAAGCTGACATCGAAATCGCCGTTTTCATTCATTTTTACGATGCCGCCGTCATTAGCGAGTGCTTGGTTCATTTGAATGCTTTCAATGCTTAACGGCCCATATTTTGATAACAAGCGTTTGAGTACAGTTTTCTCGGCCATAACATTAAAATCTGCAAGGCCCCATTTGTCGGTACCCCCTTTGTAATTCTGGCTGTATCTCTTAGCGTGTGCTTGCATTTCGTCAAGCGGCATAAATAACATCTTCTCAAAGCCATTAGTCAGCCTAAAGTAAGCTAAATAACCAATGATTTTATCGCCTGTGCGCTCACCGAATTTGAATTTATTAAGTAATCGATTTTCATATTCTAGCTCGCCCTCGTATACTGTATTAGAACCAATATCAACATATTGGTTACTGCGTTGGGCTAGTTGGATATACCCCTTATATCCTAGCTGGAACTGTGCAGCGCCTTTATATGGCACGATGTACGCAAAGCCCAAGCTTTGATTAATCGGCAAGTCCAACATGGCCGCCTGTGCTGCCGCGCCGATGACTGTCGCGGGGTCGGCTTTCATGAGATAATTGCTGCTATTTGTAACGGCGATAATGCTAGATATAAATCCAGCCGCCTTTTTGCCGAGCATTTCTTCAAATTTCTTTTTGAAAGCTGGTGTTTCAAGCATGCCTTTTACTGTCTTAGCCTCTTTTTGAGCTACGATATTATTTTTCTTTAGTTCAATTCCTTTTGTTGTTGCCATTATTTATCCTCGCTTTCTGGGAATGCGTCGCCTTTAACACCAGCCACATATGCACGCAATGCGGCGATTTCTGCTTTTAGTTCGGCGATATTTCTTTCACGATTCTCAACTCGCATATCGCTATATCTGAGGTCATCTTCTAGCTTTTTGTTAAGCTCTTTTAATTGAGCTATTTCTGCAAGTAAATGCTTTCTTTTCGGTTTTGTTGCTGTTGTTTCGACTGTGATATTTTCTGTATTTTCCATTATTCCACCCCTATAGTTACTGTCTTTCTTTTATAATCAACTCGTACAATATACGCGGTATCAACTCCGCAATTGCCTATGATTTTTACATCAAAATCACAAGGAACAACATTAAGCAGCTGTGTCAATGAATATGCTTTCATTATTTGATGTCCATTCTGCGGCTAGGTTCGCCGACTTTAATATATTGCTTGTGTAATTCTGGGTAATCATTCTTAAACGCTTTCGCGTCGAATGTTTCCCGTGCTTTTGTGGATTTCCACGAAACGAAATGCTCGCCGTATGTGGCTCTTTCGTTATCTTTTAAGAAATCTTTCATCACGTTTTCAATACCACGCTTTTTAGTCTCTAACTCGGATAATTGATTTTTGATTTCTAAATAATCAATAATCATATTCCCGTAGTTAGCAGGTAGTTCCACGCTTTGGCCGTTGCTCTTTTGATAGAGTTTTTTGAGTGCGTTTTCACACTGTTTCGTATCGTCTGGCGCTGGCATGGTCTTACTTTCGACTAATTCCCAGAATGCTGCTCCAGTATCAATAATCGCTTGAATGACTTCATCATTGCGCTTGATTTCTTTATAAACAAACGTATTACCACCAATAAGAGCCGCTATCCACCAGCTAGATTTGCCAGTAACCGCCATATAATGCTGGCATTGGATATAATAGGCGTCTGGCACGTTATCGCCGTCCCATTCATTAGCTTTGAATGCGTTCGCCGTCTTACATTCGAGGCCAGCATCTAGGCCGACGATTTCTCGGTCGATGTTAGCCAATAAATAGGGATATTCCTCACTTTGTAGAGTGAAATTGTTATTGCGCACCTTATACCCGCTACGTTTTGCGAATTCTTGCGCTACTACTTCCTCGAGTACGTTCCCCCAATACATCGGCTCGCTTTCCTTTTCCTCAACTGTGTCGCTCGTTTTATCAAGCCATACATCAATAGGACTACGCCAAGGGCTTAACCCTAGTACTGCGGCCATATCCGAGCCGCCTAGTCCTAATTTGCGGACCTTTAACCACTCCTCACGAGTGGCGTTTTTACTGTCAAAAATTTTCTTGTACATATTTGTGTGGTTTCCTTTCTTTTGACAATTAAGAATAGATACATTACAATGTTGTTGTGTGGTTTCCTTTCGTTTTTAACGATTGGAATTTTGAACAGTCAGCTTTTTGTTGACTGTTCTTTTTTTATGCCAATAACACGGCGATAATAACGAGGCAATGTAAAACGAGTACCGCCGCGAGTGTCATACCTGCAATCATTAAGCATTCAATAATAAAATTCATCGTTTCACCTCTAAACTAACCAAAGCACCACGGCCGCATATATCAAAGCTACCCAGCCAATAACGCCTATAATATCAATAAGTTTCATTCTGTTTTTCTTCACACGTCTGCGTCTGCGTTGTGGTTTTTGTTGTGTCATCATTGTTACTATTTCCTTTCTTTAAAGTGATATACTAGCTGGCTTAGAATGTCGCCGTACACCCAGCCCATTAATTTGTGAGTTTTCTTTAGTTGCTGCGTTCTTGTTTTCATGTTTTTTCTTTCTCCATTCTTCAAAAGCTTTCACGTTTTGAGGGTTACTATAAAATTTGTGAATTTCGTCAATGAATAACGTCATAGCCGCTCACCCTCTTATTGATTGGAATTAAATTCATAATGTGTGTGGTTTCCTTTCTATCTATAAAAAATCATCAATTGCAACGCCGAAATAATCGGCGATTTTTTTTAGGTTGGTAATGCTAGGCTTGTATAAACCTTGTTTCCAAGCTGTTGCCGATGATGTTGGGATTCCTAAATCTTTACACATTCGATAGACTGTAATATTTTTCATCTTCAACAAAGCCTCTATTTTTTCATACATATTGTAAAATCACCTCTTTTCTGATATATTGGAATTAATTAATATTTGTTAGCTAATAAATACGAATTTATGTGTTTGTTAGCGCATCTCGTATTTGTTAGCTATCTTGTGATTACATAATATCTCACATTTACGAGTTAGTCCAATTAAGCGTTTGTAAAAATTTTAAATAGGAAATTAACAATGAGTAAAAATATTGTTTGGGAACGAATAGAAAGCCTTATAAAGAGAGAAAATATCAGTGCTTACAAGCTTGGAAAGGATACAGGAATATCCACCGCGTCGCTTACAGATTGGAAAAAGGGCCGTTCATCGCCTAAATTAGATAAATTAAAAACAATCGCCGACTATTTCGGTGTATCGGTGTATTACTTAACTGGTGAGGTCAACGATTTCGACGCTATGCGTCAACAAAAGATAGACTTTATACATCAATGCGGCGCCGATATTGACTTATCCATGTACGATGACGAGGCTATTGACGATTTATATGTAGCTTGTGCATTGAAAAAGGACGTTATCCAGCAGCTAGAAATACCGCAACTAAAAAAGGAACCCTCTACATTGCTAAATGTAGAAAGTTCCGACGGGGTTAATTTAAAGGCTATTCTCGAGCGTGATAATGTATTATCATATGGTACTCATATCATCACCGATGATGAACGGGCCACCATTAAGGCACTTATAGAGGCGTTTTTGAAAGGAAAATAAATATATACTATTGGGGGGGATTAGTATGAAAAAGTTAATTATTGCGGCTGCATTATGCTCATTTTTATCAATTCCAGTAATGGCACATAATCCAAACGCGCCATTTGTACCAGCTTACACTACGGCCAACGGCGTAAACGTTAGCGTGCGGGCTGATTTAGACGTAAAGAATTATGACGGCGGAAGTGTGGAAATACTCTTATATACCAGCCAAGATGACCCAAGCAAGCCATATATTACATGGAAGTTAAACCATTTTCATTATGTGCTTGACCCGCACGGCTCTGGCAAGCCTTACGCCGTACTCTATCAAGTAGATAGAGAGACAAACTTCGCGCGCAACGCTGATTATGTGATAGGTGGCACAATCACGCCTACGCCTATAGTTCCAATCGTCGAGGGTTCCGACGAGTACAAAACAGCAATATATGCTTTTAATTTCGCCGTTCAAAGTGGCAAAATGGCCGAGGCGCAAGCAAAATATAATAGTAAGCATAAGAAATAAAAAAAGCCCCCTATCAAGGGGGCTATACTTATACAATTTGAAAGGAAATCACACAATGAATAATACCGATTTACAAACAGGCGTGATATATGCACGCTACTCGTCCGATAAGCAACGGGACGAATCCATAGAGGGGCAAATACGAGAATGCACCGAATACGCCCAGCGTGAGGGAATTCTTATTACTAAAATATATACAGATAGGGCTTTATCGGCGCGAACGGATAACCGCCCAGAATTCTTACAAATGATACGAGACAGCAGCAATCAAACATTTAATTATGTTATTGTCTATCAGCTAGATAGATTCAGCCGTAGCCGTGAGGATAGCGCCAAATATAAAGGCATATTACGCCGTAATGGGGTTAGGGTATTAAGCGCCAAGGAACACATCACCAACGAGCCAGCTGGTATCATTTTAGAAAGTATGCTCGAGGGCATGGCTGAATATTATTCTGTTGAATTATCACAAAAGGTCAAGCGTGGCATGACTGAAAACGCACTTAAAGGCAAAATGAACGGCTCGGCTGTTCCTCTAGGTTATGACCTTACAGAAAGCCACCATTTAGCCGTGAATGCTCATGAGGCCAAGGCGGTAAGGTTAATATATAGCCTATATTTAAAACAGTACTCTCTGGCTAAAATAGCGGATATTTTGCATAGTAAAGGATATACAACTAAACGAGGCGGCAAGATTTCGTACAGCGTCATACGCAATATATTGAGCAATGAGAAATATATCGGCGTGTATCAATGGGGCGATATTAGAATCGAGAATTCTATCCCGCCTATTATTGCCCGTGATGTATTCGATGAGGTGCAGCGGATACTACCGACTAGAATCAAGAATAAAGGACGTAGAAGTGAAATGTATAATTTATGTGGCCGTTTAGTATGCGGCCAGTGTGGCGGCCATTATATGGGGTCTACTGCTACATCACGCAACGGCGAGAAACATCATTATTATGTATGCACGAATCGCCGCAAATATCATACATGCAGCGCGCCAAACATACGCCGTGATGAGTTAGAGGATTTAGTCATAAATAGAACGCTTGAAATCCTAAAACAACCCCAAATTATCGCCCGTATAGTCGATTTAGTAATGAGCGGATATAATCATACCACCCAAGAGGCTAAAACGGCCATACAGGGCATACATGGCAAAATAAAGGCCATTGATACAGAATTAAATAACTGTATGACAGCCATTAAACAGGGGTTTATAAATGAACGTTTAAAAGCTGAAATCGAAACGCTAGAAAAAGAACGTCAAGACCTACTCGAGCAAAAAGCGAACCATGAAAGCGTAATATCCCCTATCAAATTTACAGCCGAACATATCGAGTACTTTCTTGAAAGAATGGCAAACGAAAACCCTACCACAAAAGCAGGCCGTTCGCGTATTCTTGATACTTTTATCAAAAACGTAACCATACATAGTGATAGGGTTGAAATCGTATTTAATTATAAGAGTGAATTGCCAGAATTCTCTGAGCAATCTGCAAGCGGTTCGCATTTTAGCATATTGGTGGGCCCACCTGGGATCGAACCAGGGACCGACCGGTTATGAGCCGGTTGCTCTACCCCTGAGCTATAGGCCCAAGCTTGCGTATAAAATTATACTGAAAATTTTTAGGTACGTCAAGTTATCTACGGTGCTCCGGGCTTAAACAGGATAATTTATCTTATGCGTTTTTTAGTGTTAGGAATCGGTTGATCATATCGTCTTGTTCGAATATGCCTTTTGTGGCGAGGGTGGTTGTTTTGCTATTAGTGGATTTTACGCCACGAGCGCTGACGCAGCTATGGGAGCTGGTGATGTGGACGATGACGTCGTCAGTGCCGGTAGCGATGGAGATGACCTCCGCAATGTCTTCGCCGATTTTTTCTTGCAATTGTAATCGTTTACAGCACATTTCTGCAATACGTGGCATCTTAGAGAGACCGATAACGCGACCTCTAGGAATATAGCCTATACTGATATTCATATCGTACATTAAGGCCATATGGTGTTCACAGTGCGAAAAGCATGTAATGTCCTTTACCACAACCATTTGGTTTGTATCCACCTCAAAGGTTTTACCAAACATATCAGCAATGTCCGCGTTGGTATACTGAATGCCTTCGAACATTTCTTCCATCATTTGAGCTACCCGTTTTGGTGTTTCCACGAGGCCCTCACGGTTTGGATTTTCCCCTAATGCTTCTAGTAGTTGATACACTAGAGATTCTATTCGATTTGTGTCCATGTTATACTCCTTTCGCACCAGGGTCCCAAATAAATTTATGGATTTGCAGCTGAAATTTAACGTTCTGCCAATTATGGGCTTTCATATAATCAACAATCATAGCCCCTTCAATATTTCCCCACACAGGGGACACGAAGATTTGACCATTCGTAGGATATGTTTTAAGAACTTCATCCATACGGTCTAAATCTTGAACAGAACCAACTACAAATTTAATGATATCCTCAGCTGTTGCCATCTTGAAAATGTCTAGATTCATAGAATCTTCTGCCAATGATGATGGCGTTTTGTAGTCATAGGTAAACCATACATTTTCTCTTTGAAAGCTTGGTACGATAGTACCATTTGTTTCAATATTGAAATCATATTGAGGATTGCGTTTCGTCAATTCATCAATTAGTTCTATAACAGCCTGTTCCTGTAAAAGAGGTTCTCCGCCAGTAATAGTGATGCGATGATTACCTAGTTGTTCGATAATATCCGCTACAGCCTGAATACTCATACTTTCAAAAGTGCTTTGAGGACCATAACTATACAAAGTATCGCAATAAGAACAGCGAATGTTACAATCATGGAGGCGTAAAAAGGTAGTCAAACAACCTTGGCGCTTCCCTTCACCATCAATGGATGCGAATATTTCAATCACGTTCATAGATAGCAACAT